AAGACCATCTAATGCCTGCCGGCACTCGCCGTGCGATGTCCTACGCCGAGCAAATCCTGTCCATGGAACCGTATCGTCCGGAAGACGGTTTCTCTGACGCCATGAAGGGACTCCACGTGTATGGTGGTAAGGTCGTAGACCCGAAATCCATGGTATCGCTGCAAGGCCGTTTTGCATCTGAATAATCAAAACCAAAGGAGTGACGTAAATGTCTGATATTAACCTGACCGACGAGGTCGTACACTTAAAACTAAATGAAGCGCAAGACTTCGAGATTTATGAAGAGACTGCTGAAGACCGTGAGAAGGAATATGAGTTCGAGGCGTTGCATGATGAGTTTATGATTCTTATCAATAACACCGCCACGACAGACGATGTCGGGATTACTGTGAAGGCCGGTGACCACTGGCAATCTGATGTTGAGGAAGTTGCACCTCTTGTTAAGGTTATCGATGAGGGCGAAAGTGCCGTTATCGGACCCTTGGAAAGTGCTAAGTTCCTTAACGAAGACGGTAAGATTGTCTTTGAGGCCCAAATGAATTATGACGAAGATAGCGCCACGGACGATGTTGATGATTTAGAGATTGGTATCATCTTCATGCCTCGCTATGGCGTAGAACGTGACTAACGAGGTGGGAGGCTTCGGCCTCCCTTCTCGAAGGGTGGTGAAACATGGCGGACAGCCAGTTCCTTCGCATACAAAACGAGCGCAATAAGGAAAGGGCTTGGATAGTGGACACCACCAATATTCGCAGCACTTTTACCGAAGAATACACATCTAATCAGACGAATCTGGATATAATCGAGCCGGACGAAGGAAATCGAATCATTGTAACCGGTGTTTCAATCCATACAAAAGCCAACGGCGGTACTGTTAAGCTTGATTTCAACGGCAAAAAGGTGGCGAGGTTATACGCAAGTGCTAACAACCGCTTTTCCCCTGTCATTTCGGCGGTGCAGGGCGACGTTGACGAATCACTTGTTCTTAATTCGACCACAGGTTCGAACGAAGTTTTTGTTGCGGTTGACTTCATCGAAGAGAAGGTCAGGAGGTGATTGAATGCCTTATGCAACAGCAGAAGAGTTGTCGGAATACCTTGACGTTCCTGTTGAGGATCTCCCGATAGAGGAAGAGCGGTGGCGCAAGAGGGCTTCCGAACTTGTCGACTATCTTGTGATGAGAGAACCGACCACGGATGATGAACTTGAAGCCGCCAAGCTTGCTGTTTGCGCACAGGTTGAGTTCTGGATAAAGATGGGCGAGGAAGCATCCATTGTCGGTGTGCCAAAATCATTTCAGATTGGTTCTTTCCAAGCTAACTATGGAGACCAGGCAGGAGACACGGTGATTTCTGATGTTTCGCAAAGGGTATATCAATACCTCCTGCAAGCCGGTTTACTGTATCGGGGAGTTGGTCTTGTATGACCATTAAAATTCCCAATTGGCTGATGAGAGACGAAGCCAAGGTCGAACCGAAAGAAGACGAAGGTTCATACGGTCCAATCTACGGCGATAAATTTACGCTCAAAGGACACTTTGAGAAAGGCTTCCGCAAGGTCGTTGACAGGGATGGACGTGAAGTGGTGGCTTCGGCGACGTTTATTACAGATGGACCCATTGCAAAACCCGAAGACAAGGTGACGGTACTTGGTGAGGTTTACAACGTGATTGACTCACAAAGCGTACGTCCGTTTGGGGAGCACCACCACTATGAAATCATGTTGCAGTCTATCGCCATTGAAGACGATGACGAAGAAAATGGGAATGATGACCCTTATGCTTAAATGGCACGGTAAGAAGATTAGCGAAGAAGCCGAACAAGGGATATACCAAACACTCGACGATGTTACCGAATTCCTCTTGGAAACGGCTAACCAAACAGCACCCTTGCGAGAGGGCACACTTAGGGCGAGTGGTTTCGCTTACGTTGACAAGGAAACCCTGACCGGCGTGGTGGCTTACGATACACCTTACGCCGCAGAGGTTCACGATGGACCCGAACGCAACTGGACAACGGAAGGAACGAGAGCCAAGTGGCTTGAATTGACCGCACAAGAACAGCAGAACCGAATCCGTGACTACATGTTAGACGGTATTCGGAGGTCGCTAAGGGGGTGACGCTTTGCTTATTGAAGACATCATGCAGTATTTGGACGATAAAGGGGTGGCAAGATACGAACCCGACGGAGATGGAACGGTTTTCATGGGTGAATTTCCTGCGTCNCCTGACCATTGCATTGTTGTTCGTTCGACAGGCGGTCTTGGTTCGGACGCTAAGCTGCCATACGACAATCCCACGGTGCAAATAATGGTTCGGGGTAGGTCAGACCCACGACCGCCTTACAACAAAGCACGAGAGGTATATGAGACTATACACGGCCTCCACAGTCTGCAGATGGGGTCAACGTGGGTTATCAGTATCATAGCAGTACAATCTGAACCGGCAGAAATTGGCAAGGACGATAATGGACGTTACCGGTTCTCTCAAAATTATCAGTTTGAGGTCTACAACACGACGGAACAGCGTGAAGGGTAGGTGAAGACGTGCAGAAGGTACTAGCAAGAGGATGGACTCTAAGGGTAAAGGACGACCTTGACAACATGCTTGAGGTTAAAGGGTTAAACAGTCTCACGTTCGGGTTTTCGAAGGACGATGCAGAGACCACGGACTTCTTTTCGGCAGGTTGGTCCGAACATTTACCAGCAGAGCGAGCCAAGACATTGACGGCAGAAGGATACAAGCTGCAGGAGGTATATCCGACCTATCAGTTAAACCTTGGCGAAGCAGACGGTGGGACGTTTTTACTTGGCAACAATCAAGACGGATGGACAGACCCGATTCCATGGGACGCCGACGGATTGACCATTGAAGGCGAACTTGAGACTCTATATGGTGCAGCTAACGTTGTTTCGGTAGAAGCGAACGATGACTTCACTATTCTGTTCGACAAGGATTTTAAGGCGAGACTTGACGCTGATTTCTCCGAACTAGAGAATGCAGTTAGTCCGTTTATTATCCCTGTTGCATCGGCAGAAGAGGGAGAAAGAGACCCTGGGCAAGAACGAATCGAGGAACTGGACGGTATGCACGACGATGAAGGGCTTGGTGAGTTTGACCTAACAAGTCCAGGCGGCCAAACCAAGCAGTTTTTCGCATCTGTTAATCTGCAAGACATTGGCGGCAGCAACAATGAAGCCACTTCGTGGGGCGTAGAACTAACCCTTAATGGGGAAACAACAAAACTTTAGGAGTGATATAAGTGCCAAGGAAAGTATTAGCAAGAGGTTGGGAACTGCGAGTCGGTTCGACTAATGGTGACGGCGGTACTGAGGTCAAGGGAATCAATAGCTTTACATTTGCTTCCAATAAAGACGATGCAGAGACAACGACGTTCGATAGTGAGGGTTGGGCAGAACACCTTCCGGCAGAACGTGGTCGCTCTGTGACAATTGANGGTTTTTACCTCGAAGAAGACAATGGCGACCGTGACCCTGGACAAGAAGAAATCGATGATTTGGGTGAATTGATGGGTCATGATGGTTTGGAAGAATTTACTATCAAGTCTCCTGGCGGAACAGAGAAGTATTTCATGGCATCGGTTAACCCTGCCGATGTTGGTGGCGGTAACAATGACCCTACTTCGTGGGGGGCTGAACTAACGATTTCCGGCAAGGTTGAGACTGTTTAGGAGGTAGCTTAACATGACGAAATATATCGATTTTGACCGTTATTTAGCGGAGAANAACAACGAAGAAGTAATCATCAAAGCATTTGGTCGAGAACTGAAGCTGCCGTCCGAACCCAGGGCATCTGTTGTCGTTTCTCTGAAGTCCATGAGAGATAAGGAAGGTGACGATGCGGATATTCCTGCCGAACAGGTGCTTGAAATGTGCGAAGCGACCATCGGCAAGGAAGANATGAACTCCTTGCTTGAGGAAGGTATCAGCATCGTTGATTTAGAGTGGTTGATGACTAAAATCTGGGAAGTCTATACTCCGCAAAAAGGCGATGGTGAAGTAAAAAACGACTAGACATCCTCGAACATTGGGCTTTAGTCGAGGCTGACTTTCAACGGGAGTACGGGATGAACCTTGTCACGGAATTGGATAACATTTCTTGGCGGCGTTTTCTCGTACTCCTTGCCGGACTATCTCCTGATTCGGTCACCGTCCTGACCGTACGTTCGAGGAATGAGAAGAAGACACCGGACGAAGTGATAGAAGACGAACAACAAGCCGAAAGGGTGTTTGATAGGTGGTGATGACATGGCGTTAAAGGTTGGCGAACTATACACGACCCTTAAAATGCGCAAGGATGACTTTGACAAGGGAATGAAGACGGCAGAAAACAGGTCTAGCGGCCTCGCTACTGCGTTAAAAGTTGGTTTAGGGGGTGCAGTGGCGGCAGTTGGTGCTGCGTTCGTTGGCATGGCTAAAACGGGCTTAGACAATATGAGGGCCATTGATGACGCAACGAAGCAATTCCAAGTTGATACCGGTGCGTCTGCCGAGGAAGCAGAGCGATTCGCAGAGACGATTCAAGACATGCACAAAGTTAACACCGACTCTTACGAAGAGATTGCCGCTGCCGTGACACAAACTAGGCACTCTTTTGGTGACTTGGGCGATGAGACGGAAAGCGTCACACAGCAGTTTATGGATTATGCCAAAGTCACGGGAGAAGACGCAGTCCAGGCTATCCACACTCTTTCCAACGGCTTGGATAATTGGGGTCTAGAAGCTGAAGACGCATCAAGGGTTATGGACACTATTGTTGCTGTTTCGCAGGAAACAGGGGCTTCTGCTGGCTCTCTACAGGACGCTTTAACGGACCTTGCACCGCAATTTAAGGCAATGGGGATGTCTGTAGAAGAGTCTGCGGCAATGCTGGGGCATTTTGAATCACAGGGATTCGGTGCAAGAGAGGTTTCGAGGCTTCTCCGTCGTAGCTTTGACCGCATGAAAGACCCGACGGATTCCCAGAGAGAATCTTTGGAAGCATTGGGTATTGAGTTCGACGAAACAGGCAAAGTCATGGGCGGCGTTGAGGGTGGAATGGAGCAGTTAATCTCTGCCTTGTCTGATGGCGAAGTGTCTGCTGATGATATGGGCCACGTAATGGATATTTTAGGGCAGAAGATGGGTCCTGATTTCGTCGCTGCTTTAGATGGTGCCGAGGGCGGCATGGATGACTTGATGAAAATCATTGAAGACAGCGAAGGCACGGTCGAAGAAGCAAGCGACATTTACGACAAACAACTTGGCGAGCGTTGGGAACTCATCCGCAGACAGTATCTTGAACCGTTTATGGAAACTTTAGGAACTGTACTCATAGGTATCTTGGAAGATGTTCTTGATTTTGTCGAGAAATGGGGTCCGCACGTTGGCGCAGTTTTCGAACGCATGTCCGAATTCGTCGAAGGTATCTTCGGCGACGGTGGGGAAATGGACGGAACAATGTCCGACCTGCAAGACAACTTCGGGAAAGCGCTTAAAACTATACAGCAGATAGTAACGACTGTGTTGACAGGCATTCAAACGTTTTGGGATGCTTGGGGCGAAGAGGTTATTCATATAGTGACCAACATCTTTGACCTTCTCACCGACACAATATCGAACGCTCTCGACTTGATTCGAGCGGTGTTCCAGGTGTTCGAGGGTGCCTTTACCGGTGACTTCGAAATGATGAAAGACGGAGTTATATCGATTTGGGAAGCACTATTTAACCAAGTCATAAGCATATTTGAAACCTTGTGGGATATTGTTGATGGTATCGCAGGAGAGCAGATTCGCTCCCTTGTCGGATGGTTTCAGGACATGTACGAGACGGCGACAGGGTTGTTTGAGTCGATGGTTGAAGGCGTTGCTGACGCTCTTAATCCATTAAGTAGCGTAGTAGACGGCGTAAAGGGTTTTGCTGATGGTGTAACCGACGTCTTCGGCGGTCTATATGACACCGTTGTTGGAAATTCAATCGTACCTGATATGATGGACCGTATCGAAGATGAGTTTTCGAGTAGCTTTGACCGAACGTTAGGATGGACTTCGCAATGGGCCGATGATATGAAGGCTAAAATGGCAGAACTCGCAGAAGAACGGGCGAGATTCGAAGACGAATGGTCGGAACGAGTCTTCAGGCAGACCGCCACAGAGACAGAGAGAGTCCAAGCACAGTATGATGAAGCCATTGCTGAGGCTGAAAAGATTGGCGCAGATACCACGGATATTCACGAGTACTATGGCAACGAACTGAACTCCATCCGTGAGCGACAACGACAGCAAGACCTCGACAACGCAATTAATAATCTTCGGCAATGGCAGCAGGAACGGGAAGAAGATATTGACCACGCCCTGGAGGTGCGGCGTGAGATTGCAGAATCCCGCATGGACGTTGCTAACGAGGAATACCAACGGGAACGAGAACAACAAGAAGACCTGTTCAACCAAGCGATGCAGGATTTACAACAGCACCATGGCGACCGAGAAGATGCATTACAGCAATGGCTTGACATACGCCGTGATGTGTCAGAAGACGAACGGCAGATTATTGCTAGGCAACAGCAGGCTGAACGTGAAGAACGTGAGCGCACATTCAATATCGCTATGCAGGCACTACAAGAACACCAGCAACAGCGACAGGCTGACATAAACCAAGCTATACAAGACAGGGCACAACAGGCCGAGGAAACCCGTCGTTTAGCGTATGAGGAGCAACAGGCCGAACGACAACAGACACAAGAGACGTTCGAGCAGGCTATGAACGCACTAGAACAACACAGGGAAGCACAACGTTCCGCGGTCGAACAACGTATCGAAATCGGGCGTTATACAACTATGGAGCATAACAGGCAAGTTGCTGAACGACAGAAGAGAGAGCGGGAAGCACTTGAACAGAATATTCGTGAATATCGCCGTTTTCAAGAACAGCAATCTGACTCACTCGACGAACATCTTGAGTACAGACAGCAACGGCACGAAGAGACCGTACTTGCTCAAATCATGGCAGAGCAAGAACATCGCAACATGGTTGAGCAGAACCTGTCCTTC